TTGACTTTGGTCGTAAGACTAAGAACTTGGTTGACCAAGATAACTACAAGGAACTGTTTCCAACGAGACTACAAGAAGATAGTCAGGCAGCAGGGAAATGGAAAACAGATAAGGGCGGAGAATACTTTGCAGCTGGTGTAGGTGGAGCGATCACAGGTCGTGGTGCTGATCTACTAATTATTGATGATCCACACAAGGAGCAAGATATAAGAGCAGATGGTAAAGCATTTGAGAAAGCTATGAACTGGTACACATCAGGTCCTAGACAACGTCTACAACCTGGAGGTGCTATTGTAATTGTAATGACCAGATGGTCTACGAAAGATGTAACCGGACAATTACTAAAAGCTCAATCTGAGGAAGGATCTGACCAATGGGATGTAGTAGAACTACCGGCCCTGCTCCCCGATGGAAAACCCGTGTGGCCTGAATTCTGGACATCAGAAGAATTACTCAAGACTAAAGCATCTATACCGGTTAGTAACTGGAACGCACAATACATGCAATCTCCGACCGGGGAAGAGGGAGCTTTAATCAAAAGAGACTGGTGGCAGGACTGGGAAAAAAAATACCCACCACCATTAGATTATATTATTCAAAGTTATGATACAGCTTTTACTAAAGGCACAAAATCAGATTACTCAGCTATCACTACCTGGGGTGTATTCAATACAGAAGAGGATGGTCAAAACATAATACTTCTTGATGCTTTTAAAGACAGGTATGAGTTCCCAGAACTACGGCGTGTGGCTTACGAACAATACTTAGAGTGGAAACCAGACATGGTAATCATAGAAGCTAAGGCTTCAGGACTACCTCTGACCCATGAACTAAGAGCTATGGATATCCCAGTAATTAACTTTACTCCTAGCCGAGGAAATGATAAGCATGTAAGAGTAAATTCTGTTGCCCCTCTTTTTGAGAGCGGCAAGATATGGGCTCCTATGCATGAACATTTTGCACAAGAGGTCGTGGAAGAATGTGCGGCTTTCCCGTATGGAGAGCATGATGACTATGTGGATAGTACGACACAAGCCATTATGAGAATTAGACAGGGCGGTATGGTTCGTCACCCTGAAGATTACAAAGAAGAACCGATTGTTAAAGGGGAAATAAAATACTATGGCTGATCCAAGAATACTAAGCAGAATCATTCAACTAGGAAAAGAACTAGGTGCTAACATATCTAATAGTATTGGTACTAAATCTAATGTTAATTTTCTAGGTTCCGGGCCCAAGGATGGAATGCTATTTCAAAAAGATATCAACCCAGAATCATTTTTAGCTATTGGTACTCAAAAAGTTTTACCAGATATTGAGGCTTCAATAGGTTATGCTTCAGGTAATAAGTTAAATGGTTTTCAACTAGAACAATTAGAAAAAAATTTAATAACAATGAAAGAATCATTGCAACCAACTAACGTTGTTGACATGGGTACTGGTGGCATAGATTCATTGAGAGCTAAATCAGGGCTCGGGGAACGACAACTAACTGAAGCAGCTAGTGATGTTAAATCAATTGACGATGCAGCAGCCGGTGTTAATGCAGCAGACGCAGCAGGAGATACAAGTCCACTAATGTCTAAAATAGAAAATAGAATCGGTGGAATGAGGGATGAGACGGAAGCGGCAACAGGGATCATGGCAACTGTTGATAAGGGTGATCTTCCAGCTAAGACTGGAGCAGCCAGAGAATTTTTAGTTAATAGTTTAAAAGTTGGCGATGACTATCCGTCAACTACACTATCAGACGTTATGTCAGCAGAAGATATGAAATATATTTTTGAAGGTGGTGGAGGAGCAATGGGTGACCCATTAGTTTTAGTACAAAAGTATTTTGGACCAAGAATCGCTGAGATGATTCCTAACGGTGGAAGTTCAGAAGAGATCGCAATATTTACAAAAAGAGTTATGGACAACGTAGAAGATGCAAAAGGTTTTAAACCAGACGAACCTGAGTTTGATGCTATGACTGCAAAGTTCGTAGATCAATTAGCTTATGGCGGCAGAGCCGGTTATGCAAAAGGCGGACTAGCTAAAATCCTGGAGCTGTAATGGCCAGAAGTACAGAACAACAAAGACTATTTGAAAAATTTGTTGAAGCACTAGAAAAATATAAAAATAAAACAGTAGACACGGCTGTACTTGCGGAAGAAGTAGAAAAAATTTATGGGAGTAGTCTTAAAGCAACTGCTGCTGGAAAAGTATCTAGTTTAAGGACAGAGAACCCTGAAATATTTAAAGGCATAACAGTAACTAAAATTACTGAAAGTTCTCCCCATAACTTAGCTTGGAAAAACGATCCTAAATTTAGAGAATTTTTTAAAGAAAAAAGACCTGGTTTAAATTGGGATAAATTAGATCCTTTTAATTCAAGGTTTATAAAAAAAAACACTTATCGAAGCTATTTGTATGAAAAAGCAAAAACAAAAACTATACCTAAAAATTATATATCTTTAAATGACTTTTCAAAAAAAACTGGAATAAGTAAGGATAACCTTAAAGAGTACAGATCCAATAGAAAAGGAATTTATGGAGATTTGCAAAAAAGATTTAATGACCTTTTTCCTGTTAAAAGATATAAAAAGGAAGTTTTTTTTAAAGACCCTACAGATAAAAAACTAGAACTTTTTAAAAAAGAAATTAAAACTATTCGAGACACTGGAATTAAAAACATGGTCGAGAAAAAAAGTTCTGGATCTATTGAACCTATAAAAGCAATACATGCAGAATTAATTAGGGATGTAGACGCAACACCACAAGAACTTGCTAAAGCAATTTATGGTAACTCTGATTCTCAAACATTGCGAATGATAGGTAATGATGCATCAAAATATACAGAGGTATTAACTGGTTCTAGAAAAGTGCCCGGATTAAAAGCCCCAAACATTGCTAAGACTGAGGAAATTTTAGGTAATATTCTAATGCCTGGAAGTGGTTATTTTAATTTTGGTAATACCGAAAGACGAAACGCTCTTTTAAGAGAACGTGATAGAATTATTAAAAACGAAGGTCCTTCATTAAGATCATTGCGAAATGCTTTAATAAAATCCGCTGCTGGTTCGGGAACTGCTTTAGATGAAGCAATGGGTCTTGCAGGAACAGCAACTAGAGCCCCAGGTTATACAGAACTATTACAAAGAATTCCGCAAGAAATAAATCTTCTTAAAGGTAATACAGTTGACAAAGATTTTTCGGTTTTATTTGAAAAAGTTATAAATGGTACTGAGGGTTCAGGATCCTATAGAGGAACACCATATAAAAATTTAAAAGAAAATATAAAATTATTTAATAATTATTCAAAAGATTTTCAAAAGGAATATAAAGTGGATACCCCTCTTATTGAGTATCAACCAGGTAAAAAATTAAACGCGTCTAATTTTATTAATAATTTTGATAAACTAACAATTGAGGCTAAAGCAAACATAAAAGAACTTGCCGATAAAGGTATTGCATTAAGATCTGAAGCAGTCCCAGTTGCACAAATGATTCAGGATTCGGGAGATGCAAAATTAATTAAGAGATTTGAAAACAGAATAGAATGCGCAGACGGTTGTTTGGTTAGAACTGCAAGTGAACAACCTGGAAAATTTAATAAAATATATCAAAGTATAATGGGTGTTGCTAAAAAAGGTGGAAGGTTTGGAGCGTTCGCTGCAGCCGGTGCCGCAGGTGCAGGACTTGTAAAACAATTTATGTCAGACGACCCGACAAGTTATTTATCAGATGAGAACCAACAAAAGAATATGTTGATCGACATGGTAACAGAACCAGTTATGGAAGAAAGAGATCCGGGTATAACATCAGATGCCCAGTTGCCTGTTCTAGGAGCCACGGTTGCTGCAGGTATGATACCGGGTGGTAAAAGATTAATGGAAGTAAGAAAGAGACAGGGAGCAGGCGCAGTTAGAGCTGCAACAGGACCTTTAAAAGGTTTACTTGGAAAAGGACTCGCTGCTACGGGAACACCATTAGGTATGTTGGCACTAGAGCCTTTGTACATTGGGCAACAACTTGCTGAAGGAGATTCTATTGGTGATATTGCAACAAACCCAATAAACTATTTAGGAGCAGCATTTGCAGGACCATTATCAAAAGAAGCAACAAGATTTGCATCACCCGCAGTTTCAAATTTTATGAGATTAGGTATAAGTCCGACAATGCTTAAAACAGTATCAAGAAGATTTGGATTACCGGGTCTTGCTTTATCTGCTGGTATTAGTGGATATGAAATGTATCGTAACAAAAAAGAAGGGAGGGGGTTATTCGATGACGGTTAAAAATAAAACTCTTGTTGCAAATATGCAACATGTTAAATTAGATCAAATTCCACCATTAAAAGGACCGGACTCACAGGGGTTGAATGTTCCTGAAAAACAGTCTACAACAATAAAGAACTCGGAGAATATAAATGGCAGATATGGACAAAGCTCTACCAAACGTAGAGACTGAAATTAAAGTACCTAGCGACGAACAAGTAACAGAAGTAGAACAGGAAACACTTGAAGAACAAGTTGGTCCTGAAGATATTGATATAGTTACTGAAGAAGATGGCAGTGCTACTATTAACTTTGATCCAGCAGCAGTTAATCAACCAGGTGGAGAAGCTCACGGAGATAACTTAGCAGAATTATTACCTGAATCTGTTTTAGGAAAACTAGGTTCTGAACTTGCAGAAAATTATATGACATATAAATCTGCTAGAAAAGATTGGGAAGATAGTTACACAAAAGGTTTAGACCTTTTAGGATTTAAATACGAAAACCCAACACAACCGTTTCAAGGAGCTAGTGGTGCAACTCACCCAGTTCTAGCTGAAGCAGTTACACAGTTTCAAGCACAGGCTTACAAAGAATTATTACCGGCTACTGGCCCAGTACATACTCAAACTATTGGTTTAATAAATAGACAAAAAGAAGACCAAGCACAACGTGTTAAAGAATTCATGAACTATCAAATCATGGACGTGATGAAAGAGTACGAACCCGAGTTCGATCAAATGCTTTTTTATCTCCCTCTTAGCGGCTCTTCTTTCAAGAAAGTTTATTACGATGAACTACTTG